AATGGTCTGTGCAACTCTCTCTATATGCGGTATTGTTACTACCTCCTTAATCCTAAGAAGGAGGTGGAATCGTTCCGCAAGAATGTTGCTCTTATGACCTATGGCGATGACAATGCTATGAATGTATCCCCCAGAATTGATTTTTATACTCATACTGCTATTCAAGGTGAATTCGCCAAGTTTGGCATCACTTACACAATGGCTGATAAAGAAGCGCAGAGTGTGCCTTTCATTTCGATGGAAGACTGCTCTTTCCTGAAAAGGAAGTGGCGCTTCAATACCACCACCTGTGCTTTTGATGCCCCCCTGGATGAAGAATCTATTGAAAAGTCGTTGACTGTGTGGGTTCGTTCTAAGAACGTTCTTCCGCAGGAGCAGGCTGTAGACATTGTCTCGTCCGCTCTTCGCGAATATTTCTTTTATGGAAGGGAAAAGTTTGAGGAAAAGAGAAATCTGTTTCAACAGATGCTCCATGACCTCGATTTGACTCTATACATGAAGGAATCCACTCTGCCAACGTATGACTCGTTGATCGAGAAGTGGAACCAAACTTCTGATCAATTAAAGCACGTGAGTTTACTTGTTTTGCGGCACTAGAAGAGTGTCGCATCGTCCACCATGACGTAAAAAGGGGGAAGGGCCTTTGGGAAAGGTCCGATGGATATCGTAAAGCAAAATTCCCCGGTGTGAGTATTTTACTTCTTGCTAAATAATGACAATAAGTTTACCAAGTCGGATTCACATTAGAAATTCGCCAGAGCGATCCTCAAAGTCCCTTTTTAGGGATGGGTTTGGCTAAGCCCACATAAATGTCAAAAATTCCTTTGGTTTGGGTGAACCTTTGGAGTTCTAATCTCACCTGCTATTAATACTACTAAAACAGCGTCTGGAGACCACCTTACTCCAGATACCGCTTCTGAGTCGCAACAAGTTGTGACTAAGGTGGAAAATCTTGTCTTTAGGGATCAAATCCCTGGAGATACCGTTGAATACGAGCCTATCACGGATGATACTTTCTGGGATGGTCATGATGATGACTGTCATTTGCAAGAATTTCTTTCGCGACCTGTTCGTATTTACACGGGAAATTGGACTGAAGGAGACGTTCAAAACGACTCCTTTAATCCGTGGGATTTGTTCTTTAGTGATACCCGTATCAAGAAGAAACTCGATAATTACGGCCTTATTAGGTGTGATTTAAAGATCAAAATCATGATCAATGCTTCGCCCTTCTTTTATGGCCATTTGCT